CCTTCTAAAATTGAGGTTCTTGGTAATGTAGGTGGGGTTAACACTGTTAAGGTTGGTGTAAATCCAGATAAAGCTTTTTCAAGTTTACTTTTACCGTTAAAAATGTTTTGTTCAAAAGCCGCTTTAACTAAAATTGCGTCTTCTGAATTTGTTAAAATTTTATTAACTCTAACATAATACTTTGATGTTGTTTCCCCGGAGTTAATTGGGTCTAAAACTCTTTTAAAGGTTCCTGTTACTCCAACATCAAATGTTGTTCCTAAATAACCAATATTAAATAAATTAAACATTACAAACTCACTACCAGATCCACCATCACCCAAAGAATCTACGGTAAAAACTGTAGTTCCATTATAATCAAAAGACAACTGTACGTATTCACCGGTAATTAACCCGTGTGGCATAGGACATTTAAATCTAATGATATTATCAGAGTTAGAAATAATAACAAAGGGTATACCGTCTGAAGCAACCCAGTTCCAAGTAACTAAACTGGTTGGGTCGTTTGCAAATAACTGTTGGTTATAATCATTATCAAATGGGTAACTTAAATAATGTGTCCAATTATATGTTGTTGCACTAATATTTAAAAAATCTTGATGATTATTTAATCCTGAAGTGTATCCAAATTTTGAGTTGTCTGTTCTTTCAAAATCAAACTCAGGATATTGTGGGTATCCAAACCAAGGAACAATATTAAATGGAGTCCCGCACAATACTTGACCAGCACTTTCTTCAATATTTACGTAATATAAATAATCTCTAAATGGTGGGTATGATGTTGTACCAGAATAAGCATTTTTAAAAATAACATCATATTTTGATGTTGGTCTATATATTTCCGATTCTTGTCTTTCATCATCAAAAACTTGTAAGGCATTTACATCAATAGTTCTTTCATATTCCACAATTTCTTTATTGGTTCCTTCTAAAACTATTTTTTCAGAACCATCAGTATCAGTTGCGGTTTTATTTCGTAAACTTCCTAAAACTATTGTTGTTGGACTATCAATTCCCATTATTCTGCGGTTTCAATATAAAGTTTTATGAATTTATCAATTGCGGTGTTTCCGTTATTTAATCCAAAGTAAAAGAAGAACGGGGCTCCAACTATTATTGGATTTCCGTTTGGTGTCCCGTGTGTTATTGTTGGGGTTGGGGTTACGATATATGGGACAGGAATGTCATTAATATCAAACCTAGTTATAAATCCGTGATTTGTACCTGCTTGGTAATATTCTAAAGGATTGTTGAAATCTAAATTTTGATATTCTTGATTATAGAACCCTGAACCTGAAACATTCTGATTAGATGTTGTAACCCAGTTATTATTTTCAGTACCAAAAATGTTACTTGATGCTCCCGCAATTTTCCATTTATAATGTGGGACAACTTGGTCGTTAGGATAACCATAATAAGAGGTTAAATCACCACAAGAACTAGCGTAAGTTTCAATACCCGGACTTAATCTCCTTCTATATTGATATTCTTCAGTGCTAGAAGAGAAGAAAACCCCAAATACAGGTCTTGGTTTAGCACCAACCCCATCATCACCAATAAATAAATCAAAATCTCTATAATTTTCATTCAAATAAGGTGTAACTCTCCATTCAGAATTAATAGATAACGCTTGTGCAATATCACCGTCAATTCTTTCACCATCTCTAGTACTATTAAAGAACTGTATAATTCCTTTACCCTCACTACTTCCACCATTAGGATTTCCCACTGGAAACATTTGGTCTATTACACTTTGATTTAATAATCTAGATATGAATCCCATTTGTATTATATCTGAATTATCTTTATATGACGTTGATCTAATTTGGTCGGCAATATATCCGTTAAAGTTTCCATCATTACATATTTCACTAATAAAACTATCTCTAGGACCTAAATCCATAACTGTTGTTGGGAACTGAATTCTTTGGTTATTATAACCTAAACCAGGATAACTAGTTATAAGTTGTGTCGGTATTAATGGACTTGGTGGTGGTGAATCAACACCAATAAAATCAGTTCCATCCCAAGGAGAACTTCTATAGTAAAATCCATTATTAAATTTATTAAATATGACTGTGTCTTTACAATACTTATATATTGGCTCATCAGGTTGGTTTAACTTATATGTTGTACCCTTATTAAAGGTAAACATATATAAAACCCCATTAATCCAATTGTTTTGGAATGTTTGTGAGAACACTCCTCTACAAGCCGCAAATGTCATTGTAAATCTTGTCTTCCACTCTAAAAATAGTTTAACATCTTCATCATACTCCAATAGGTATTTTTTGTTTAATAAACAATAACATCCTTGTTTAACTCTGTCTGAAGGAACGTCACAATTTTGATTAACGGTTATTCCAGTACCACTACCTTGATAACATTGTAATGAAACCATACCGTCACAAGTTAATGTTGATGTTAAAGATTGTACTAATGGTGAGTCATCGTAAACCGTTTGTCCTGCACTTGGGTCTGGACCTACTCCGATTGATGGTGAAGCGGCAGAATTTCCTTTATAATATGTGAAAAAATTATTTTGGTGTAATCCATATCCGGTATTACCATAATAACCATCCTGTGTTTTAGTAGATGTTGGTATTCTATCACTTCTCATAACCAAATACTGTGGTGTTGTTGGTGTTGCAAAAGAAACGTTATATTGTATTGAGGTTAAAGATGAACCAATGTATTTGTAATATGCTGGAGAATATACCGCATATCGTCTAATAGGTGTCCAAGGCCAATATATTTCTTTGTCACCACTTGAACTACCAAAGGTGGTTCCAAACACGTATGTATTTAATGAGTTTGGTGAACCAATAAATGACCCTCCAGCAAAATAGTAATTTGATGTTGCGTTATTAGGGTTTGGCCCAACCAAAGGTGTTGGTAACACATATCCTCTTTGTCCAGAATTAACGTTATATCCATTTGAACTTAAAGTGTTAATTGTTGGGAATCCGGCATCCGGGGTATACCCAACAGATATTGGATCGTCGGATGATAAATAATAGTACGGTAATGTAGATGTAAACCCGGTATATTCATTTCTTATAAAACCATTAACATCTATATAAGAAGGACTTATTTTAAAATTATAAGATTCAAAATAAAGATTTGGTGCGGTATCATTTGATACGATATTATGACTTTTTGGTTTATTACCTGACGTATATCCTTGAATAGGAACATTTAAATAATAATCACCCTCAATTATTGCTGAGGCATTACCATAAGATAAATTACCAAAAATTCTAGATAAATCATATGTATTTCTTTGTTTTTCACTATATGGATCTACTCCTCTTGCAATAATAATAACCTCATAATTACCATAACCACCAGCATTTATCACAACATCTGGATTGTTAATATAACTTGGAGAATTATTCAAATAAGGATTACATTCATTTTCATAAACAACAACCGAATCGTGATTTAAATATTTTTGAGGGAATCTTGTTGGGTCTGATGTGGTATAAGAAGTATTACTTAAAAAATCAGAGTAGGTGTACCCGGTGATTACTTGAAAATATTCAATATCAATTGGTCTACTTAAAAAGTTTTCACTACTTCCTGTTTGTATTATCTGATATGTTACCGATGGTGCGTTTGTTGAATTACTTGTTAAATTCGCATAGTTTACCGTAATTGGAACTGACAGTCCGGTTTGGGATGTTCCTGTTAAGGAGTGATTACCAAATTGATTTTCTGTATTTCCGGTGACTGAATTATAAAAAGTTGCTCCCGTAATATTCGGATTACAATTAGATAGTTTTGGATCTTGGAATGAAAATATCTGTCCAACCCCTAATTGGGAAATAGTTCCTGGTTTTGCAAGTAAAACTAAAGGTTGGTCATAATGTTTTTTACCTGGGTTATTATTAAAATTAAATTTAACTTCCATTTGATTAACACCATCAAAATATTTTTGTCTTAAATTAAATTCATTTAATTTTTGTGCATATGTTTCTGAAATAGGGTATGATAATGTTCTAAAATTAACCCCAGAATCCCTATCCGCAGCAAATATAAATGGTTGTGGTGCATGTAAATATTTTTTATCCGGTATACCTGTTTGGTCATTACCAACATCTAAAGATTCACTACCTGATACTATTCTTTGGTATCCTAACATAGCGGAAGTCACAACGTTTGATTCAATATCTTGATCAGATAACGAATATGTGAAAGATTTATATTGCCCAAGTACCGCATTACAGTAAAAATATCCACCATCTCCGTCCGTTGGATTAAATCCATCAACTTGACTTAGGTTTGGGTGTTCCCCATTAAATGTTGAAATGTCTTGTATGGGCGCTAAGAATGAATTTGAGGTTGTCCCTGAAGTTGGTACACCAACAGGTAAATCATTTCCTGATGCCGACTGCCCGGCAGCCTGTATTTCACCATTTACAGTATCTGTGGTTAGGTCATTTGCTTCAGACATATCTGCGTTTCCACATTCACAATCACAAGTTGTGCAGTCAGGATATGATAACATAGGTAATCCTATTCTAGGAAAATTATTAATAGGTATTAAATATGCGATGGTAAATGCAATAAACGCCAAAGACAAACCAACTTTAAATACAATTCCTAATATTTGAACAATAACTCTTAATATTACACCAATATTGAAAATTGGTCCCCCTGGAATTGCAACCGCCGCTTGTTCTAAAATTGAGTTTATAGAATCTATACCTTCTCTAATTGCAATATACCCAAAATATACCCCTAAAACAATTAGTAGATATTTTAACACTGGCCACATCCATGCAATGAAGTGAGCAACAAATAATAAAACCATAATTGGGAATACCAATATTGACATCAATAGGTTAAATATAAAAAATAGAAAATCAAAATTTCTTATAATATCATTAACCGGAAACGTATTGACAGTTGATTTACAAGTTCTATTATCAATCTCTTTAATTCCTAAATGTTTCGCCCTACCAATACCGTTTTTATAACGGTCCAAAAACATTGCAGTGGTATAAACTTTATTGTAATTAAATTGATAAAAGGTATCCTCACAATTAATTGCTGATGTTGGGTCAACATAATCATCCCAATCTAAACTAAAAGTATATGATCTTAACAAATCAAAATAATTTTGAGAGTAAAGATTGTAAGTTACTGTTGCCGGAGTATTAGGGTCAATAAATGTTGGTGTAACATATACCACATCACCACTATTAACTGGAATTATCTGAGTATCACCATAATAAGGTTGTGGTCCACTACCAGAATCTATTTGAACACTATAACTAGATGTGTTAACAGTATTGTCAAATATCATTCCTCCACCTGTCGTAATAAGAAAAGCCGTTGATATTGGACCTCCTGGTATTGAGAAGGTTGTGTTTGGTGCCCCATTAATACCCGTGTATGATATTGATGATGGTAATGTTGGATCTGTTGGTACAAAAGTTACAACAATTGTGTTACCGGCAGATAATCCTGTAATACCATTAGTTAAATCCCCTAAATAAGGTTGTGGTAATAACGGAGATGATGTTGGTGAGATTGCAACCTGAAAAGAACTTACATTCGTTAGAACAGGTAAAACTAAATCACCAGAAGATGGTAATGTAAATAAATCAATTAAGTTTAACGGGTTTACAGTAAACGAAAGTGACGTTTCTCCAGAACTATAAATTGGGTCACTACTATATGAAGATGTTGTCCAACCGTGTTCTTTAACGTTTGGTACAAAGAAGTTTGCTCTTAAAAATTCATTCTGTAATCCACCCTCATTTTCCCATTTAAATTTAAATCTATATCTACCTTTAGTTGGTATTCCTATTTTTGGGTCGTTTGAAATTGCTTGTTCACCGAATTCGTTTGTGTAGATATAATCTAAGTTCATAGGTACATTAACCAAATATGAACCATCACCGTCAATTACTTTTCCGTTTTGTTCTAACTTATATTCTTCTAATATTGGTAAACCGTCCTGGTCACTATTAATTGTTTGTCTTATTGCTAATATCTGTCCAGGACCAGTAACTAATTCACATAAATTACCGGTATTATTTTTTGGTTTACAATTTATTCTTAATGCGTCATCTTCACTTGTTGAAATTATTGACCCCATAAAAACTGCGGTTGGTCTGATTGACACATTCGCCTCAGATGTTAAATCAAAATCAACTCTTGTAATACCCAAATTACATATTTCAGGTTCTCCCCATAATGGTGATATATCAACAATCTTGTTTAATGTTTTAATTTGGGGTAATTCATTTAAATTTGTTGATGATTTAAATTTTGACCCGTTTACTTGTGATTCTGTTGCTTGTCCTGCTTGAATAAGGTCTTGTGGTGATAATGAAAAACAACCCATATCAGATAAATCAATATCACTAAAAATTGTTTGACTTCCAAGTGGAACTCCAAATATCATATAATCACCACTTTCGTTAGTTCTTGTTGTAAATTTATAATATTTGTCATATACCTCAACATATGTTTGGTCTAATAAAACCTCACCTCTATCTGGGAAAGTTCCAGTTGCCGCATGTCCTGTGTATGAAGGTTTTTTAGGTAATAAATTATACCTATAACCATCCTCATTAACATCTGATAATGTGGTGTATGGATACAACTCACTAATTACCGGATTTGTGGAATCTTCATCACTGACTGGTATGAAAATTGAAACTCTCGCATTTGGTAATCCAAATCCTCCGTTGGCAAAAACTCTACCGACAACAACACCATAATCAGAACATTGTCTGTTATAGATATCACTCTGTAAAATTTTTAAGGATAGTATATTAATACTATCAAAATCTTGTTCTAAATTAACCTTGATTGATTTGTCTACACCGATTTGCGTTCTTATTCTATATGACTTAGGCATTAAATTCTTTCTTTTTTGATAAATAGTTTATTTCCCATTTTAGAAAAATAATCCTTTTATAGAAAAAGTAAAAGAAAAAAAACCCCACTTGTTTAGGGTGGGGTTTAATTTTATTTAATATATTATCTAAGATATTTTACATATGGTCTAAGGTTACTTTCTTTAACTACTCTTTTAACAATTCTTGCAAGATCTGATTCTGTTAATCTAACTATTTTTTTCATATTAATATATTTAAATTATTTATTTGGGACAACTTTTTTAGTGTCAACATAACAATATCCCGGTGATTTAATTCCAAATTTGGCACATATTTCAACCGGTCTTTTTGTTTTATTTTCACACATTCCCATATGTTTTACACCAATTTTACCACAAGAAACAAATTTACCATTATCAGAAATATTTTCTTCAGTTTCATTAATAACACGTTTTACAATTCTTGCAAGATCTGATTCTGTTAATCTAACTATTTTTTTCATCGTTTTTTTTTTGTTTTATTTTTTTAATATAAATATATTGATATTATGAAAAGTTTACACCTTTAAAGTTAAGTACTCTTACATTTATATCCTTATTTGGGAATCTAATTTGGTACATTTGAGTTGGTTCAGCAAAGATTGTGTCGGCAATTAATTCAATTTGTTTTGTTTCCGGGTCAATATATCTTTGTGATGTTTGTGATGATGAGTATTGTCCACCAATTTTATTAAAGAATAATATATCAGATATACTTATAACCCCACTCAGGTCTTGTATCTGTCTTCTAATTTCAGAGACGTATACATTCTGACCCATTTGTCTATTTGTTGGTGCAAAATACTTACTAACAATGTCAATTATTTGTGTTACTAAAGAACCTTGATTTTGACTGGCATCTAAAACAACATCAACAGTTACCCCTAAATCAATTACATTAGCACTTTCAACCGAAATATAATCATTTATCATTCTATAGTTTGATAAATAATTTGCAATGTTTTGTTTTAAGGTGTTTGAAGAGATTTCAGTTAATTTACCATCATTATCGTAAGACAATAGTTTAATCTTTATTTTATTATTTTCTTCCGTGATTGATACTTTTGCTGGAGCTCCAAACTGGGACGGCATTGTTCTTATTATTGATTCATAATCATTAATTGTTACCGCTCTATTCTGTGCTGCAAAGTTAAATGAAACCATTTGTCTAACTTCTTCTGTTGTTGGTGAGTTTGATCCTCCAATTGCGGCAGTTAAATTGTTACATCTTAATGAGTTAATAACGCTTCTGTTCGCACTCTCGGATGGTCCATTAACAAAGAATGATACGGTACCTATCTGATTAATAACATTTATACCTAAATTACTATTTTGACCACCACCAACTCTATATTGTATAAACAAGGTTGAATTTGCTTTAAGTGCCGACCCTAACGCTAAATTATTAGAGTATTTGGATAGGTCAAAAGATAATCCGTCTCTTGTAAACGACCTTAATTGGTCTTCAGCGGATGTATTACCACCACCAAAGGTAAGTTTCATAAAACCTTCTGGAGTATATTCAGTGATAAATTTATCACTTGTAACAACGTATTTACCAACTTTAATTCCAGGACGATCCGCAACCTTTGTTGGATCCTCAACAAAAACTCTATCTTCCATTAAAGCCTGAACTTCATACCATCTATTCTCTAGTCCTAAAAATTCTTGAGGTTGTGGTATTGTCGCATATTGGGTACCTTCCTTGATTAAAATACTTGTAACTCCAAGAACATTTTTTTCAGGTAAAAATAACTCAAAAAATGGTCTAACATCATTTGCGGTAACAACTCTTTTAAAAACTTTTGTTGTTCCATTAACAACAACTTCGCGTTTTGTAATAGTATAATTTAAAAGTTTACCGGTAGAATCAAAATTAGGGATTTTTAATCTATTTGGGAATCCTTCGGCGTTTACTGCCGATGAGAAATCAATATCGTATACTGTTTCAAAAGGTTGTCCGGAACCATTAACTTGTGCTCCCCTTCTTAATATACCACAATATCTTAAATCTTCTTTATCTCCAAACGCAGGTACTGTAATTGAGAAATCAACTAAGGTTACTGACGGTCTTTGTCCAGGAACTTTTAACCCATAAGTTCTTGCTATATTAAATACCGACGATCTTTGTTGGGCATACTGTAAAACAGTTTCTTGAATACTTCTATCTATATGGAATTGTAGGTTATCAGTTACCGCAGCATTTAAATCTAACATAACCGAAAATATACCGGCATCGTTAAAGTTTTGAACTAACTCCGGATAATATTGTCTTGTAAAATTTATTAACTCCGTTCTAATCCCTTGGAAGTCCCTTACCGTGTATGATATTTTTTTATCTGCCATATCTTTTTATTAAATATTTAATATAACGAAATCACTGGACTCAAAAGCCGAATTTGTTATTTTGTAATCAATCTTAACCTTTGCGGTATATTCTTTTTGTGCCAATCCAGGTACCCTAAATTCTCTTTGTCCTTCAGAGTTTATATAAGTTGCTCCAGGTTCCTCAATATCTGCGGTTGCCTCAGTAATACTAACATTAGTTATTAATATTCCTGGCATATATCTTGCAACACTATCTCTAATTTCACTCTCAATTTCACTAAATGTTGGTCCATCTAATGGTTCAAATATATATTCATATAATCTTGTTCCAAAATCAGGTAAAAAATATCTAGTTCCTTTTCTAGTTAATAATAAATGAATTAAGTTACTTCTAACCTCATCATCGGTAGTATCTGTAGTACCTAAATACTTACCCAAATATGATTGATTAAAAGGAAATGTTATTCCGTATGTTATTCCATTTGCCATATCTAATAAATATAGTGTTGTGAATTTTTGAATAAATAGATATAAAAATAAAAAATCCCTACTTTCGTAAGGATTCGTTTAAATTTGTATTACCTCTTTCAGACATAGGTTCATAGGGACAATGTAAACATCCGTTTCCACAACATCTACCCCTTTTCATATGAAAAGATTCTGTCATTACTATGTTACCGTCTTTATCCTTATAAAAGTCAGGTTCAGGAGATTTTTTTGTTATCTCCTGAACATATAACTGTTGTATCCAATCTTTAGATGCTCTTACTGTCATGTCTTATACTATTTCACAAGCCCCACCAGCACAAGCGGCTTCTCCTCTAAGATTTGTATTATCTTGTAATTCAATCACTTTTGTAAGATCAATATTTTTCAATGTTGTAAGTAATCTTTCAAAATCTTCTTTGCTACAATCTTCAAAAGGTGCCTGGGTATAAGTATGGTTTGAATAAGGTAATACAGATAATCCATTATAGAATTTACGGTTATCCCACATCCATTCACCAACTAATCCCCATTCGTCTTCTTTAATTGAAACTGTTGCCGATACGTTATGGGTATTTTGTCCAGTTCTATGTCCTGGTTTAATCCATTCTTGTGCAACTTTTTTAACTCTTTCCAACATTTGGAATACCGATTCGTGTCTTATGATAGCTCCTTCTGGGGCTTTTTGTGGTATACCAATAACTGCAGTATCGTGAGGACGGAAAAACTCATCTTCAATCAACTCAGGGTGATTAATCGCCAAGTAATTATAGATTGATTCATTTTTACCTACACGGATTCTTCTTATATAATAATCATTATGCCAAGCGTGGATTCCTGATGATGTTCCCAACACCAATGATGATGTTCCAGATGGTTTAACTGTTGTTGACCTTGCAGATTTGTTAATTCCAATAAGACCCGCAACCCTTTCATTTTCTTCTTTAACTGCTTGAGACGCCGCTTTCATATCATATCCTAAAACAACACCTGAACCGATTCCTGTCATTCCAACACCAATAAGTGCATCTTTTTCAGTTGTTCTTTTCCAAACGTCTCTTAGGTAATGGAAGTCAGTATAACCTGCTTGTAATGTTCCAATGAATGCAGCTCCTTTAACTCTTTCCTCAAAATCTTCCTGTGATTCAATGTCAGAAGCATTTACTTCACATAAGTTACAGAACTGGTTAGGACGAAGTGCAATCTCACAACAAGGATTAGTTCCCCAATCTTTATCGTTTGACAAATAGATACCAGGTTCTCCTGCTCCTGATAACTCAATACGTTTCCAAAGACCCATAAAGAATTCTTTTGTAATTTTGTGACGAAGAAGTACTGCCGAGTTATTTGCTCTACCTCTTTGTGCGTTTTGTTCCCACCAATTACCTGACTTACAAGAAATCATTTCTTCATCGTCAGCCGAGAATAATGAGATAAGTGCTGCTCTTCTAATACCACCTGCAAGTACCGCATCTGCAATATGACATATAATATCGTGAGTTTCAATTGGGGTTAATCTTTCTCCATCCTCTTTTCTTTCCATTACTTTTGTAATGTTGTGAATACAATCTTTTAATGGTTGTGGTCCAGGTGCTTTACCCCCAGAAGTAACTAATAAAGCTCCTTTTTGTCGGATATCTGAAAAATCAAAAATAGGAGTTGATGATTTTGTACCCATATATGACTCAATAAGTACTTTAATTGCGTCTGCCCATCCTTCAATTGAATCTCCAATTAAGTATCTTCTTGTTCTTGTTGGATTTGGTTTTTTAATTTCCGGTAGTTTATCTACGTGGTGTCTTTGTACCGAGAATCCTACACCTGTACCTCCTAAAAGTAAGAACATTGTCTCCGAAAATGCATCCGTATGGTCAATAGGTAGGTAAGCACAGTTATAAACTCTATTTGGTGAAATCTCAATTGGTTTACCTCCAAATTGTAATGATCTCATTGATGGAAGAATTTTCTTATCATATACCATTTTGTATACGTTTTCAATTTCTTCTTTAATTTGTGGGTATTTTTTTTGGTGCATTTCTTTGTTTCTTGTTACCAATTCTTCCCACGATTCCCTTCTATTTAATTCAGGAACAAATTTAGCGTATTTCATATACACCGTAATATCACTCAATATTTTTTGCGAAATATCCATAATTTATTAATTTAATTATTTGTTTAATTTTTTTGTTTGTCTTGTTCTCTTTGTTGTCTTTTTTCCAACAACTCTTTAACCCGTAATCGTTGTCTTTCTTCTTTTTGTTCTTCAATACCTAAAAACGTTGTTGTTGATTCGGTATCAATGTCAATCATTGCATTATCAAATTTACAATTCTCAAACACAACACCATCATCCCCAACACGAGATTTAGTAATTGCGATTGTTGCTAATTTCATCTCTTTTTGTTGTAACGTCTTGGCCACCGTTATAATTACGTGTCCAACTTGTGCTTTCTTAATAGACCCTCCCATTTGGTCCGTTGTTACAACCTCAGATGATATTGAACTTCTGTTTCCTTGTGTTGCAGTCCAACCAACAAGGTTTAATTCGTGACACATCGACTCAAATCCTCTCATTACAGACCCTTCACTTTTCCACTCGTCCCCCAAATTTTTATCCGGAACAACACAGTCAATATAATCTAATACAACCATATCCACTTTTGTCCCATCTGCAATCATTTTTCTGATTTCATTCTTTATTTGGTTCATAGTTTTTGTGTCGGATGGTAATTTTTTCAAGTCCAACTTATTTGGCATTGTATCCTCAATGTGTCTAACTTTTTGAATTACTTCTTCTCTTCTTTCTGACAATTCATCGGGATGAATCTTGGTCCAAAGGGTGTAATGTTTTCTTTGTATAACTTTTGGGTTATCTTCAAAAAAGATTTGTAATACATTGAATCCTAAGTTAAATGCGTGGTTTGATATCTTAGTTAAGATAGTTGATTTACCTACTCCGGTTGGTGCCAATATAACACCTATTTCACCTTTCGCTAAACCACCTTTTAACAATCTATCAATTCCAGGTATTCCCATTGGTATCGGGTGTCTGTAATCGTCATCAAGCACTTGGTCTAAGTTTGAAAAGACATCCATTAAACTTGTGTCTTTTGAACCAACCATTAACGCCTCTCTCACTAATTCTTCTAATGTGTCGTAGTTTTCAAACTCACCACCATCAATGATTTTTTGGGCTTTTTTCATAACCTTCTGTAATTCTTGTTGTTTACAGAATTTTAATGCTTTTTCTTGAACGAATGCAACTCCGTCAATAGGTGCGTCCTTAATTTTCTTGATAGTATCAAGTACTATTTTGGACGCAGTTTCTTGTTGTAATTCAGATTTTGTAATCTGTTCCAAAGTATCAAACGATGGTGTGTGGTCGTATTTTGTATAATACTCTTTTACCATCTGAATTATTATTTTAAAATACTTGTTTTCAAAATAATTGTTCTCAATTACATCAATTATTGATTGAGAAAATACCTTGTCTACGATAATTTGGTTAAGTAGTTGTAGTTGAAAATTGTTTCCTAGATACTCAAAGTTTTTGTTTGTCGCCATAATTTTTCTTTACGTTAGTAATGATAAATACTAATAGTTTTAGATAAATTCTGGATAAAAATAATTAAATCTTTTACCTGAAAAAATGTCAGTCAGGTCGGTAAGTACGCCTTTCAACTTTGGGCGTAGGTCTACGGTATATCTGACCTTTGGTGGGTACAGTTTTGCATCAAATGTTCTCTGACAAATTGTCACATTATCTAATTTAATATAAATATTAAAATTTTCCTCACCATCTGTAATTGATGTGTTTAGTACATCAGGGTTTTCGGAAATTTCATATTGATTGTCTAACATATAGACAATAGTTCTCATCTTCAAATCGTGTTGAAGTTGGTTAGAAAACGATCTAATGTAGTCATAAAACTCTTCAGATTTATGGGCTTTTTTATTAAATCCTTTAACATTAAAGAATCGTTGTACTACGATATTGTCGTTACACATCAACAAAAATTCTAATTTCGTTACGTCTTGGTCTTTCATTTTTTTTTACTTTTTTGTTTTGTTTCTAAATTTTGTTTTTTCTTTTCTTGATAGTTTTAAAAATGGTTTTAAAAAATTCACCCAAGCGTCGTCACCCTTTGGTAAGTATTTAAAGAATCCGTCGTCCATCATCATACGAATTAAGTTCCTGTGTCCCCTTCCGTCGGGATCCAATGACTCGGAATAATACGATTGAACTAACTCTTTTCCTTCATCGGAAATCAAAGGTTTTGATAAATCAACTAATTTTTCGTTTATGACAAAAAACTCATCTCCAAATATCCCTTCCTTAGTTTTTCCACTTAAAAGATTTTTTAATGTCACATTTTCTTTTTGTTCTTTTAGTAACTCTTCACCTTTTGTTAAAATATCGGTAAAACTTACCTCTTTTTCAAGTATTTCTGGGAATAATTTAATAAAAGTTTTTTCACCAAGATAAAATATACCATCAATATTATCCGAACTATCACCGGTTAATATTTTATATGTTTTAACATTATA